GTATTTGGTAATGCTTTATTAGCTAGAGTTAACGATACCTTTATGGATATTGATTATCCCGATAGTGCAACTATTCCTATTAACCAACAAGCTATTATAAATGGAAATGCTACTCCTTCTACAGTACAAACATTTAACTATAATTCTAGAAGAAGTACTTTACCTCGTTATATAGGCAGTAGAAACTCTGACGAACAAGGGACAAACGATCCAGGTTACTACTATGGTTCAGTAAACTCTAATATTGACAGTCCATTCTTCCCAGCTCAAGATAGAAGTAATACTTTATTAGAGTTTAATGGGGGTGGAGGCACATACCCAGAAATTGAAAAAGGTGGTGCTGTATTTGTTACTCAAATGATTAGTGCTACAGGTCCTGATAATGTATTTTATACAAAACAAAAAGATCAGGGTTATACCGATATCTTAAATTACAATTACAGAGGATACGATTTTGAAAATCTTGTAGTAGTAAACCAATATGAGGGTTCAAATGCTACTATGCCACCTTCTTCTTCACAGATTATATTAACTGATGCTAGTATTCCTGCTACTTCTAGTTTTATAATCCCAGCTACAGCTGCAGTAGCAGGTACTGGTTCTATAGTATTTAACACCTCAGATCAATATATTCTTTGGAATAAAGTATCAGCAGGTACTAGTGCTATATATAATGTTACTTTAAATAATGATGGGTATGAAGTTACAGGTTCACAAGTATCTACTAATACTTTATTAAATGAACTTTATACTGGTAGTGTTTCTGGAAGTGATTATTATATATCACTTTATCAAAACTTAGGAGGTGTAGCTTCAGGATCACTAAATCAAGTTCTTAACTGGCCTATTAAAATCACAGGTGTAAATGTAGGTAGTGGTATTACTTACTTAGCAGCAGGTATTAAAGAAGTTGATTTTATAACATATTCTATTAATAATGATAAAGTAGGGGGTAATCAAAATGTAGGACAACCTGGTGGTATTTCGGGAGTATCATATGGTGCTTTAATTTGGGCCGCTGATAAATCAAAAAGAGCTATTGTAACCCAAGCCCCTCAAATAACTAACTTCTCAGGAATTGGAAAAGGATGTTTATCTAAACCCGATAATACAACTTTAGTTCAACAAAACCAAGAATATATTTCAAGACGATTTGGCAGTGATCCAAATCCGAATGTACCTTTATTCCAAACTGAGGAAAAACCGCAATCAGCGCCAAAATCCTAAATAAAATTTTAAACCAATATATTTATAATAAATCAAACACTAAACAATGGGATATTTAAATAACTCAGTAGTAACAGTAGACGCTATTCTTACAGATAAGGGTCGTCAATTATTAGCCCAAAACGATGGTTCGTTTCAAATTACTCAATTTGCTTTAGCAGATGACGAGATTGATTACACTTTATACAATCCAAACCATCCTTCAGGTTCAGCATACTATGGTCAGGCAATTGAAAACATGCCTCTATTAGAAGCTTTCCCACAAAGTACTCAAATCATGAAGTACTTGTTAACTACTTTACCACGTGGCACAGCTAAGCTACCTATCCTAGATTTGGGTTATACTTCAATCGTAATCAAACAAGGTGCTTCATTAGCAATTACTCCACAAACCCTAAACTATTTAGGTGGTAACCAATCCGAAGCAGCAGGTTACACAGCTACTATCTCTGATGTTAGATTATTTAGCCAATTCAATGGTGTAGGTATCAATACTACAGACGCAGTTGCTCTAAACGCTACAACTACACTAGGCACTTCAGTATCTAAAACAGTTGTTGGTACAACAATTAACCTTAAAGCAACCACAGTTAACACATTATTTGGCACTAATTCTGTACTATACGCTACACTAACTGTAATCGGTAGAGATTCAGGTGCTCGTATTCAGATCCCAGTTCAAGTAGTTAAAGTATCTTAATTTATAGAATATGTCATTTAAAGCATTCGAACCAGATGATTTTGTAGTATCAGTTGATTCAATTACAGCTGGTATTTGGACAGGCGAAACTGCAAGTCTATTTACATTTTTTACCTCATCTACTCAAGCAGCATCTTCAGCAGGTAACTATTACTTGAACGTTTACGATACTGCAGCTACTAACTCAATCCAATTTGCTGTTACATATGGTAACCTATACGGAAGTGGTAGTGAACTATATAATCCAGCAGTAAACGGATATTCTTACTCGGGTACTATTTGGGGTCAATACCAAATCCTAGTATTAGGAGACGAAAACGCTAACTTCTCTTGGGGTGGTATTACCGGATCTGATTTCTGGGCACTTTCACTCGAAAGAGATAGATACAAAGAAGCCCTATTCCCTGGCTCTTTAATTTTAACTCTTTCAGGCTCTACTTACTTAACTCTTACAGACGATTCTCAAGTAGCATCTTCTCAAGTATTCTGTGATGCTGGTAGAGTATTCCAACTCGTTTCAGGTTCAGCTGGTGTAGTTTACTCAGGTTCAGGTACAGACGGTATCAATGGATACTCACCAAGTTCAGGTTCATATGGTTGGTTACTTCCCGATATTGGAACTATCCTGTTAAACCCCTTAGCTATTTCTCAGTCTATTAACTTAGTACCTACTAGAACCTCAAACACTAATGGTCAAAATCCATATAAATTATTCAATGCTATTTCGGGTTCGGGTGAAGATGGTTTCCCATTCACTCTAAACTCTCAGGAAAATATTGCCTCAGACTTTGTATTTGTAAGACCTAGAAGTTCAGAATTTAACTACTCAGAAAACCCATCATTTATTTCAGGTTCAACTGGTGAAGTATTGTACAGCTCATTTATCAATAACCCACAAGTATACATTACTACTGTAGGTTTGTATAATGATGCTAGTGAATTGTTAGCTGTAGCTAAACTTTCTAGACCATTAATTAAAGACTTTACTAAAGAAGCCCTTATTAGAGTAAAACTTGATTTCTAAAATGAATGGGTGCTTGGAAACAATTTTTAGCCTCTGATATAATAATTACCCCATTTGAGGTAAATAAGGGTTTTTCTTTCCCTTATAGTCAATTTTCAGATAGCGATGTCCAAATAGATAGATTCCTAGGTGTAAATAACCTAGGAACTTTCTATCCGGCTTCATCAGCTAAAACTGGAGCTACTAACAACCAGTATCAAACTTTAGTGTATAATTCAATTAAAGAGTTATACTATTCAAACTTTTTAACTGCTAGCTCAGGTGACAATGCTACAACATCTAGCATTGTACCAGGAGCAGATCCAGTAGGAAATGTTATAACTGGTTCTTCAAACCCAACTGGTAGATTTGATAACTACTTACAATCTACTCTTACTCCCTATAGATATTTCCCTACAGGTTCAGGTGATCAGATAGCTATATTTTCTATACCTTCATTTTTATTTGGTGATTATATTCAACCTAATTCTTTTGTTTGGGATGATACTGGAGATACAGGGGTAATTTTTACAGATGATGGTGAGGGAAATATCATAGCCTCAGGTAGTATTTTAGGAAATGGAGAGGTAGTTGGAAACATAATTTATACACATGGTATTGTAGTTTTAACTAATGGAAATGGTTTAGATCCTTTAAGTTTTACGGATTTTATTGCTTCAACTGAAGCTACTTGCTCGTTCTCTTCATCATATACAATTTACGAAACACAGTATAAAGCTACTGCAAACGAAAACGAATTTAATTTCTCTCAAAATCCATCGTTGATTTCTGGTTCAACTGATGGTACATTGTACGGATTTGTAACTAGTTCTTACTTCCAACCCTATGTCACAACAGTAGGTTTATATAATGAAGCACAAGAACTACTAGCAGTAGGTAAGCTTTCACAGCCTCTATCTTTATCTAGAACAACCGATACAACAATAATGATAAATTTAGACAGATAATGTGGTTATTTCAAGGAAAAGAAATTAACTCTCTAGAAGATCTTCCAGAGAGTACATATGGTTTTATCTATATAGTTAATCATACACCAACAGGCAGAGCATATATTGGTAAAAAATCGTTATTTCATAACGTAAAGAAAAAACTTACTAAAAAACAACTTGCTGAACAAACTGGTAGAGGGCGAAGAGCTACTACTGAGGTAATTCAAAAAGAAAGTGATTGGAAAACCTACTATGGTTCAGCTAAACCTATCCTCGAATTAATAAAAGAGGGTAAGCAAGAAGAATTTACACGTGAAATTTTACATTTGGTTGGTAACAAAAAGTTATTAACTTACTATGAGTGTAAGTATTTGTTTATGTTAGGTGTATTAGAACATTCCGAAGTATACTTTAACGATAACATTTTAGGTAAGTTTTATTCAAAAGACTTTGCTGAGTAAAATAAGTTTCGTATATTTACCCCTATGGTAAATAATCTACTAGTTAATATAGTAAATTCGGTTTTAGGGGTTGGAAAACCAACAGCACGAGGCAATCAGGCATATACTTGTCCCTTTTGCTATCACCATAAACCTAAACTAGAGATTAATTTTGACGATTCTGTAAAAGGTAATCCTTGGCATTGCTGGGTTTGTAATAAAAAAGGAACTAACTTAGTTACCTTACTTAAACAAGCTAAAGCATCCGAAGACAAAATATTTGAACTTAAAAAACACATCACTTACTCAGATGTAGGAGCTCAAGTTCAAAAAATTGAAGCTTTAGACTTACCTAAAGAATTTAAACCTCTACTTGAAATCACAAAAAGTGATATTAAAGGCAGACAAGCATTAGCTTACTTAAAAAAACGAGGAGTAACTAAAGCAGATATACTACGATACAATATTGGTTATTGTAGTAGTGGTATATATGATTATATGATTATTATTCCGTCGTATTCCCATGAGGGAGCACTAAATTATTTTGTTGCTCGTAACTTTAACCCTCACTCCCCAGTAAAATATAAAAACCCGCCCCTAAGTAAGGATATTGTGCCATTTGAGTTGTTTATCAATTGGTCTTCACCTTTAATTTTGGTTGAAGGTATGTTTGATGCTTTAGCTGTTAAACGAAATGCTATTCCACTTTTAGGAAAACACATTCAAAAAGCATTGATGAAAAAAATTGTTACCTCTGAGGTAAAAAAGATATATATAGCTTTAGATAAAGATGCTCAAAAAGATGCTATTAAATTCTGTGAGCAATTACTTAACGAAGGTAAAGAAGTCTATTTGGTGGAACTAGACGATAAAGACCCATCTGAAATGGGTTTTAAACACGTTACCGAAATTATACAAAA